CGGTCAATCACGACCGGGGGCGCGACTTCGACACGAAGGCTCTCGAGGCGGCGCTCTGCCTCAGGGCGGGCATCCCGGACGAGCAGCTCGTGAAGGCCTACGGGGAGCAGGTGGTCGAGACCGCCTGGCACGACCGGGACATCTCCATCCAGCAGCTCTTCGTGGAGTGCGCGAGGATGGAGGGCGTGCCGACGCCGCGCGCGTTCTGCAACGACACCATCCGGGCTGCGTTCTCGACGGTGTCGCTGCCGGGCATCCTGAACAACGTCGCCAACAAAAAGCTGCTCAAGAGCTTCCAGGCGCAGCCCGTGGTCGCCACGAAGCTGTGCAGCGAAGGCGAGCTGAACGACTTCAAGGAGTCGGAGCGCTATCGCCTGACCGACGTGGGCGATCTCGAACCGGTGGCGCCGGACGGTGAGATCAAGCACGGGGGCCTGACCGAGGAGAAGGCCACGAACCAGCTCGGCACGTTCGGGAAGATCTTCTCGCTCACCAGGCAGATGATCTACAACGACGACCTCGGCGCGTTCCTGAAGGTCCCCGAGGGCATGGGCGCGCGGGCCGCGCGGAAGATCGATCAGCTCTTCTTCACGCGGCTGCTTAGCAATCCCGACAGCCTCTTCTCGACGGGGCACGGGAACTATAAGGCGGGCGCGGACACGGTGCTGTCGGCCGACAGCCTCGGCGAGGCGGTCCAGATGTTCATGGACCAGACGGACGCCGACGGCCAGCCGATCAACGTCAGTCCGAAGTACCTGCTGGTGCCGACGGCCCTCAAGATGACGGCGCGGGAGCTGCTCAACGCCACGCTGCTCATCGCGGTGGGGGCGACCGACAAGGAGCGCATCCCGACCTACAACGCCATCGCCGACGAGGACCTGACGCTGGTGGTCAGCCCCTACCTCTCGAACACGAACTACTCTGGCGCGTCAAGCGTGGCGTGGTACCTGTTCGCCGACCCGCAGATCGTGGACACGTTCGAGATCGGCTACCTGAAGGGACGCCGCACGCCGACGGTGGAGCGCGGCGAGACGGACTTCGACACGCTCGGCGTCAAGTTCCGGGTGTATTTCGACCTCGGCGTCCGCGAGCAGGACTACCGGGGCATGGTCAAGTTCAAGGGCGAGGCGTAAATGAACGTGAGTGCGCAGATGATAGAAATGGGCCGCCCAGTGGCAGGACTGGATGGCCCCCACACCTTGCCATGCCTTGCCGCGCGCCCACATCACCCGAATGGGTTGCTGTCTCTTTCGACGCCTGCCCGTCGGGCCTTGGCCGGGGAGACTGTGGTTATCCTCGCAATGAGGTGTTTCCCGGCATCTTCAAAAGGTGCTTCAAGAGGCACCCCCTTTCTGAAGATGCGTGCCAAGGTAACGGCGCGCAAGTGCTTTCCATTCTACGACTCCAATGTCCAAACCGCAAGCAGCCATAGACAGGAGAGATGAACATGGCGACTGCAAGATACGTGCAGACGGGAGACGCGATTGACTACACGCCGTCCAGCGACGTCTCGGCCGGCGACGTGGTGGTCCAGGGCGAGCTGGTCGGCGTGGCCAAGCTCGACATCGCCGCCGACGCGCTCGGCGCCCTGGCCGTGACGGGGGTTTTCGATTTCCCGAAGGCGACCGGGGAAGGCGAGGCCATCGACGCCGGCGCCGAGGTCTACTGGGACGTGGCCGACGGCGTGGCCAAGGAGGACGACGAGACCGGCGCCAACAAGCTGATCGGCAAGACGGTCGCGGCCGCCGGCGATGACGATGCGACCGTCCGGGTCCGCATGAGCCAGTGAGAACGGCAGGCGTGAGACCTGAGGCGTTGAGGCTTGTGGAAAGGCGATGGCAGTGACAGACATGCTCCAGCAGGGCCTCGACTGGCTCGAGGGGCAGCGCAAGGCGCACCTGACGCGGGCGGTGACCTACCACCGGGGCGCGTCCTCGATGGAGGTCGCCGCCACGGTCGCCGCGACGCGGTTCGAGGTGGACGACGGCTACGGCGTGATCGTCGAGCAGGAGATGCGCGACTACATCATCGCCGCCGACGAGTTGGTGTTGGACGGAGACCGCACGCTGCCCGAGCTCGGTGACCGGATTCACGAGGAGCGGGAGGACGGGACCTACGTCTACGAGGTGATGGACCTGGGAGCGGAGCGGCACTACCGCACCTGCGATCCGGCCGGCAAGACGCTGCGCGTACACACAAAGCACGTGGACACGATCCAACCATGAACAGGCGAAACACAAGGCTCCTGGCCGCCGGCATCGAGTGCGTCGGCATCGCGGTCACCGGGATCGGCATAGGGTGCGAGCTGGCCTACGGTGGCGAGTTGCACCTGGTGGTGATCACGGTCGGCAGCTGCCTGATCTCTGTGGGCGGTCTCCTCTGGGCGAAGACGAGGTAGAGCAATGGCAACCATCTTGGACGTCGCTGATGCGGTTGTTTCGGAGCTGAACGCGGGCTCCTTCGGCCTGCCCTTCACGGCCGAGCGACGTTATGCGCCGCGTTTCGACATGCAGGACATGGAGACGCTCCGGGTGACCGTGGTGCCGAAGGGGCTGGAGATTGCCGCCGCCAGCCGGGGCGAGCACCAGCACGATTACCAGGTCGACGTGGCGGTGCAGCAGAGGTTCAGCGAAGGCACGCCGACCGAGCTCGATCCGCTGATGTCGCTGGTCGAGGAGATCGCCGACTTCTTCCGGGGGCGGCGTCTGGAAAGCGTGCCGGCCGCCTGCGTGCGAATCGAGAACGGCCCCGTCTACGCGCAGGAGCACATGAAGGAGATGCGGCAGTTCACGTCGATCCTGACCTTCACGTGGCGGATGTGGCGATGATCGGACTGGACTTCAGAACGGCCAGGCGCGGCTTCTTCGACGCGGAGAAGGTGAGGCGCCGCGTTCAGGCCGCCGAGCGGCGCGTGCTGTCGCGCTTCGGGGCCTTCGTGCGCACGACCGCCATGCAGGACAAGCTGCGCAAGCGCAAGGGGGTGAGCCCGGCCGGCCTTCCGCCGAGCGTGCACAGCACCCCGGGCCTGCGGCTGATCCTGTTCGCATACGACTTCCCCACGGCCAGCGTGGTCATCGGCCCGGTGAAGTTCCACGGCCGGAGCGACTACGGCCCGACGACGATCCCGGAGCTCATGGAGCACGGCGCCACCGTGCGCGGCCGCGACAAGAGGATGCACCGCTACGAGGCCAGGCCGTTCATGGGTCCGGCCTACGAGGAGAACCTGCCGAAGCTCCCCGCCATGTGGCGGGACTCGGTCAGATAGGAGGATAGAGACATGCCCCATAAGCTGGGAATGGACTGCAAGTTCTACTACTCGAGCTCGCTCCTGACCGGCGAAGAGGGCGGCGAGCCGGAGGACCTGACCTGGAACGAGATCGCGAACGTCAAGGACCTCACCCTCAACATGGAGAAGGGCGAGGCCGACGTGACCACGCGCGCCAACAACGGGTTCCGCGCCACGCTCGCGACCCTGAAGGAAGGCACCATCGAGTTCGAGATGATGTGGGACCCGACCGACGCGGCGTTCACGGCGCTCAAGAACGCGTACTTCGGCAACACCGACATCGCCCTGGCGGCGATGGACGGGGACATCGACACGAGCGGTTCGCAGGGCCTGGTGAGCAACTTCCAGGTACTGAACTTCAGCCGGGCCGAGCCGCTCGAAGAGGGCGTGACGGTCAGCGTCTCGGTCAAGCCCCACGAGCACACCGAGTGGTATGAGGTGGCCTGATGGCAACGTTCACCGACAACAGCGGGCGCACCTGGACGGTCCAGGTCAACGTCGAGACGATCCGGCGGGTGCGGGCAATGGTCGCGGTCGACCTGCTGGACACCGCCGGCGGCGAGGTCCTGGAGAAGCTCATTACCGACCCCGTTCTCCTCTGCGACGTGCTCTATGCGCTGTGCAAGGAGCAGGCCGACGGGCAGGCCGTCACGGACGAGCAGTTCGGGCGGGCTATGGCCGGCGACGTCATCGACCAGGCGACCGAGGCGCTGCTGGAGGAGCTCTCGGGTTTTTTCCCGAGCCGGAAGCGCCGTCTCGTGAGAGCCGCGCTCCAGAAGCTGGACGCCCTGGAGGAGATGGCGCTTCAGGCCGCCGAGGCGAAGCTGGAAAGCGGCGAGATCGAGGAGGAGTTCCGGCAGGAGCTCAGGTCTGGCGGATTGTCCACCAGCTTTCCGGCATCGCCGGAGTCGACCCCGGACCGTTCACCCTGAGGGAGCTGCTCTGGATGGCCGAGGCGCGGGGCCGGGCCGCGTGGGCGCACACGAGCTCGATCATGGCGCTGGTGGCGAACGTGAACCGCGACCCGAAGAAGACCAGGGCGTTCAGGCCGAGCGACTTCAACCCGTACGCGGAGCGAAGCCCGCGCGGGACACCGCTCACGGCCGGCAACATCGGCCTCTTGAGGAGCCTCGTGCCAAAGAAGGAGGCGGGAAGTGAATAGGAGAATCGCCTTTCTCATCGAGGTCTTCGTGCTGCTGAGTCTGCTTTCCGGGTGCGACTCGATGCCGGCGCAGGCCCAGACACAGGCGGCCGAAGTCGCTCCGGCGCCGCGTGCCGAGCACGTCGCCGGCGACGTGCACCAGCCCACCATCACGGAGATGGAGGAGTATGCCAGGGAGAGCGGGGTAGAGACGGGCGGCGGGACAGTGAGCGGAGACGTGTCGACGGTGCGGTACGGCCTAGACAAGCAGATGGCGGCGCTGCTGGAGCGTTACGGAGAGCAGACGGCGGGCGTGCTGGCGAAGGTGATTGGCTCCGCCATCGTGGCGGTGGCCGGGCTCCTTCTCTGGGCTCTCAACACCAACGCACCGTCGAACGAGCTTCTACGCTTGGTGGGCCAGGTCGTGGGGCTCGCGGCGATGGTCGGCGGGCCGGTCTTCGTGTGGACGGTTCTGTGAGCTCAAGGAGAGAAGACGATGTGGTTCGCAATAGGTTTGATCGCAGGAGTGCTCCTGGCTGCCGCCCTCCTGTACGGCTGGGTGAAGCTCAAGGAGCACAGCGACGAGATATGAGTGCGGGGAGTTGACTGATGCCGTCTCAGCGCGGAATCAGGGCGGGCAAGGCCTACGTCGAGCTCTACGCCGACGACAACCGCCTGGCGCGGGGCCTGAAGAGCGCGCAGAAGCGGCTTCGCAACTTCGGCCGCGCCGTGCGCGCCCTCGGCCTCCAGATGATGGGCGCGGCTGGCGTGATGGCCGCCCCGTTCGCCTACGGCGTCAAGGCAGCGGGCGACGCGATGGAGACCCTCAACAAGTTCGAGCAGGTCTTCGGCACGCAGGCGAAGGCCGCGGGCGAGTTCGCCGACGCGCTGGCGAGATCGGTCGGCCGGTCGCGCTACGAGATCCGCGACAGCCTCTCCTCGCTACAGGCCTTCTTCGTGGGGCTCGGTTTCGGCGGGGAGGAGGCGCGGAAGATGTCGCAGGAAGTCGAGAAGCTCACGCTCGACTTCGCCTCCCTCTACAACATCCAGGACCCCGAGGCGCTGGAGAAGTTCCAGAGCGGCCTGGCGGGCATGTCGCGTCCCCTGCGCCAGTACGGCATCAACCTCCTCGACAGCGCCGTCCAGGCCGAGGCGCTGGCGATGGGCCTGGGCAAGGGACGCGGGGAACTTACCGAGCAGGAGAAGGTCCTGGCGCGCCTCTCGATCATCATGAAGTCCATGACGGAACAGGGAGCGGTGGGCGACGCCATACGGACCGCCGGCTCCTTCCAGAATCGGATGAAGGCGCTGCGGGCGCAGATCAGGGACACGGCCGTCGAGATCGGCTCGGCCCTGCTGCCCGTCGTGACGCCGCTCGTGGGCAAGGCGGTCGAGGTAGTGAAGGTCATGGGTCAATGGATCAAGGAGCACAAGGCGGCCGTGGTGATGGTCGCGAAGCTCGTGGCCTTGCTCGGCGCGGCCGGCGCTGCCCTGGTCGTGCTCGGCGTGAGCATGGGCATCTTCTCCACGGTTCTCGGTGGTCTGTCGTCCATCGTGGCCGTGGTGGCCGGTGTCTTCGGCACGCTGGTCAGCGTGATCGGCGCTCTGCTCTCCCCGATCGGATTGGTGATCGGGGCGGTGGGCGTCCTGAGCGCCTACCTGGTCAAGGCCACGGGTGCCGGCGGAAAGGCGCTCTCCTGGCTGGCCGGGAGGTTTGAGTCCCTGAAGGAGGATGCGCTGGCGGCGTTCGGGGGCATCAAGGACGCGCTCGCCGCCGGGGACATCGGCTTGGCGGCGAAGATCCTGTGGCTCACGCTCAAGATGGAATGGGAGAAGGGCGTCAAGCCCCTGAAGCTCGCCTGGCACAACTTCGTCTTCGGCTTCCGCGCGGCATTCGAGATCGCCACCCACGCCATCGAGCAGGCTTGGCTCAAGCTGACCTACGCCCTCCAGCGCGGCTGGACGCGGTTCTCGAGCTGGTGGAAGGCCACCCAGACGAAGCTCTCGGGGTGGTTCGCCAAGCGCATGCTCGAGGTGCAGGGCCTCTTCGACGAGACGCTGGACGTCCAGTACGCGAAGCGGGCCGTCGAGGAGTCCACGCGCGCGGACCTCGCCCGGATCGACAGGGAGAGCGACGCCCGCCTCCGCTCCCTCACCGACGAGCAGCATGTGGCGGAGCGGCTCGCCAGGGAGGATCACGACCGGCGGCTTGCGCAGATCAGCGACGAGCACGACGCGCGGATCGCCGCGACGGAGGACGCCCTAGGGAAGGCGAAGCAGGAATGGAAGGACGCCATCGACCAGGCCTCCCAGGCACGCGTCGAGGCCGAGGCCGAAGCGGCGGCTCCCGAAGGACCCGGTGAACCGGGCAGCATCCGCAGCCTGCTCGACCGGCTCGGACGCGTCGGCAGCGCGGTGAGCCGGGCGGGATCGGTCGCGGGGACCTTCTCATCGGTCGCGCTCGGCGGGCTCGGCATGGGCAACGCGATGGACCGCACGGCACGCGCCAGCGAGGAGACCGCGAAGAACACGCGCCGCCTGCTGGACGAGGCAAAAGCGGGCGGACTCACCTTCGCATGACGGATACATGACGGACTACATGACGGAATGACGGAAACATAACGGATGCCCATCACGGTTGAGGAAAGAGCGGAGAGCCGGGAGTCGACCACGGGCGACAGCGCGTCGGTCGAGCTCCAGTACGTGATCCGCGGCACGGCGAGCGACCTCGAGGCCAAGGTCGCCCTCGGCGACGCGGCGCCCGTGCTTTACGACGGCCTTCCGCGCGAGAGCCGCCGCGTCTCGCCCGTTTTCGTGGACATCAACAACCCGGACGGCTCGATCTGGGAGGGCGTGGCCCGCTACGGCAGGACGCCGAGGCCGGCGACCGGGGAGTCCGAGTTCTCATTCGACACCGGCGGCGGCACCCAGCACGTCACGCAGAGCCTGGCGACGGTTGGCAGGCACGCCGCGCCCGGACAGACGGCCCCCAACTTCAGCGGCGCGATCGGCGTTACGCGCGACAGCGTCGAGGGCGTGGACATCACGGTCCCCGTCTTCAACTGGACCGAGACGCACTACCTGGACGACGTCTACGTGACGGGCAGCTACAAGGCGTCGCTCTTCCGCCTGACCGGCAAGGTGAATCAGGCCGGCTTCCGGGGCTTCGAGCCGGGCGAGGTGCTGTTCCTGGGGGCTTCGGGCTCGCGGCGCGGCGACGAGGACTGGGAGATCACGTTCCGGTTCGCGGCCAGCCCGAACCGCCGCAGCCTGACCGTGGGCGAGATCACGGGCATCCGCAAGCGCGGCTGGGAATACCTCTGGGTGCGCTACGCCGACGCCGAGGATGAGGGCGTCCTGGTCAAGCGGCCCGTCGGCGTCTACGTCGAGCAGGTCTACGAATACGGCGACTTCAGGCAACTGGGCATCGGGACATGAGCGTGGACATTACAGCGCGTGATTGGCAATCCAGGGCGGAGCAGCGCATGCGGGAGAGCTGGCGCGCCTCGGCGTGCGTGGCGCAGTTCCCCTGGCCGTCCGAGCTGCCGGCCCTGCCCCCTATGCGGCGTTACGTGCAGCCACCGCGGCGAGTGTCGGCCGCAGAGATGCGAGAGCTGCTCGACGCGTGCAGTGAGGCGATGGAGACGCTCCGGCGGCTGAGGGCGTTCGAGGCGGCGGACAGGCTGCGCGCGGCCATGCGAAGGCTCGGACGGAGGGTGGCGAACAAGCCCTTGAGGGAGTTGAGCCGACTGTGAGCGGGGACGATCTCAGAAAGGTCAGGACGGGCGAGCCGCTGCGCATTCCGGCGCGGACCTACAACCGCTTCATTGACGCGGCCCGCGCGCAGCAGGAAGGGCGGCGGCTGTTTGGGCCGGGACAGCCCGGCGCCGCCGAACTGCTTGGAATCGCCCCGGCCTGCAACGCGTCCGACGAGGACGCCCCCATGCACGCTGTAGTCGAGCTTGCGCCGCGTTCGCAGACCCAGGGACAGATCGAGTTCGTCAGGCCGGGCGGAGAGGGCGGCACGGGCCTCTACGCCGCCACGGCCGAGCCGATCCCCGCCGGCGCCATCGGGCGGATAGCCTTGTCGGCCGGGCCGCACACGGTGCTCGTCGCCGAAGGGGAGTCGCCATCATGCGGTGACTTGCTCGGGCCGGTGGCGGGCGAATGGACGGCCTCGACGACGGGCAACCCGCAGGTCTGGGCCTGCGTCGGCGGCGACCCCGGAGACGGCCTGGCGGCCGTGATCTTCGTCTCGGGCACGGGGACCGTCATGGTGCGGGCATTGGAGTCTATGACGTCGGACGACACGCCGTATCCCGTGCGTCTGCTCCGGGTGGACGGCTGGCTCAGCGGCGCAAGTTTCGAGGTTTACCGTCCATGCGGCATCGTCGTGCCGGCCGATGAAACCGGCTTCCTGGGCGTATCGGCGGACGGGCACCCGGTCTTCGTGCCGAGCCACGCGCGCCTCAACAACAACGTCGGCCTGACCATCGAGGTCACGGGCACGTCGTTCGATCCCGACACGCTGGGCGTCGGGCGCATCTGGCTGAGGGGACCCGACTGATGGCCGTCATCGGCACAGAGCACACCGGGACCGTCGTGGAGGCACAGGCGGCCGGCATGGACCGCTGGTGGCACAACGGCATCGCCACGTACGGTGTCGAGCCGAAGCACGACGTCCGCGTCTGCGTCAAGGGCACCTATCTCGGCGGCGGAGAGTATCGCTGGTACAACGACACCTTCCCTCTCTACGCCCCCGGCCTCCTCGACCAGGAGCATGCCATCTGCGTGAAGACGCCTGGAGGTCCGAAGGAAATCGAGCTCTGCGATCACTGGCCGCCCCAGGGAGTCAACGGGTGGGGCACATTACAGGTGAAGGTCGCGGACGGCCCGGGCGGCGAGCGCTGGGCGGTGCCTTACGCGCACTACCTGCCCGGCGACTGCCACAACGGCGTCGTTCTGGCCGGCGACTGGGGCGGCTACTACGAGGTGCCCTGCTGCCGCATCTTCCGCAAGACGGGCTCCTTCTGGCGACCACGGATCGTCGGTCCCTGGCGTTACCCCGATGACCTGGGTCTCTGGTCGAGCACCTATGTGGACGAGTTCCTTCTGGATGACCAGGGGGTGGCCCATATGACCTGGCGGTGCGCGATGGGCGGGTTCCCGCTGGGCACCAGCGCGCGGCACCACACCGCCTGGGACGTCAATGGAAATATCCACGGCCCGAACAACACCGGGAACGGGCTTTTCATCCATAACCGGAGCGGCGACTGCTGGCGGGTCGAGTACGATCCCGAGACCAAGTACCACAACTGCTATCACTCGGACCTGACCGTCGACGGTCCTGGAGACTGGCAGTACATCGGCTACATGTTCTTCGGCGCGAGCCAGCCCTACGACTGGGGCCCGCGCCTCTTCACGCCGCGTGAATACCTGATCGAGCTGGAGGGGACGATCTGGTATCACCTCTACGAGGACGGCGTGCGCTGGTTCACCAGGGAGGTCTGCGAGGGGGACGTGTGGCACGCCGACTACCTGACCAACGCCGGCGTGCCGATGTGCTGGCTCGGGGACGAGACCTGGTGGACGAGGTGGAGCTCGCCCTCTGAGTACTGGGACCGCCACCACGTCCGCACTGAAGGCGAGTGGGGCGTCCCCGACGAGAACCGCGACCTGCGGCGTCTCTACACGCACGAACTGGGCGGCAGCGGAGTCTACTTCACAACGCCCACGGGTGGCTACCTGAAGGGGCCGGGCGAATACCGGAGCGGCGGGGATACGGTGTCCATCGGTGCGGGCATCTATACCTTCCAGCACGAGGGGGTGGACGGACAGGGCCGCGATCTCTGGTCCCACGCCGGCCCCGTCTGGACGCAGCCGCACCCGCACGAATACTGGGCGGCCATGCTCAAGCCCCGCTGCCATTACGGTGTCACGAGCAGCTGGACGGGCTGCAACACGATCAGTGAGGACGGCGTGATCGTCTGCCAGGTCGCGATGCGCTCGTCCTCTGGCGTGGACCTTTGGGACGCGGACAAGCTGGGACTCGTGTACCTGCCATCGGGCGAGATGGAACTCGTGGCCGGATTGGACGGCGTCAACTGAGGTTTACCTTTGGACGGGAGGAGTGAAGATGCTCAAACGAGCGAGAAGTGCATGCTGGGAGGCGCGCCTGGCCTTGCAGCAGCTCGGGTGGCGCGGCCGTTACCTGGCTCTGGACTGCGCGCGCGCCCTGCTGGGGCTGCCGCCCCGGACGAGCGCCCATTCGATCTGGACGGTCCGTCACCGCGATGCGGAAGGACGGCTCCTGTGGGCCGAGTGCGGGCATAACATGCTCCACGACGAGGGCGAGCTGTTCTTCTGCCAGGCCCTGTTCACCGAGGAGGCGTCGGTCCCCGAGAACTACTACCTCGGGCTCGACAACCGCGCCAGCCTGGCGGAGGGCGACACGCTGTCCAACCTGGTCGACGAGCCGTCCGGCAACGGATACGCGCGCCAGGCAGTGGCCAGCAATGCGACCGACTTCACGATCAGCCAGGAGGGGGGCGACTACCAGGCGAAGACCAAGACCGTGACCTTCACGGCCGACGGCGGGGACATCGGCCCGGTGACGAAGATGTTCCTCTGCACGGTCGCGTCCGGCACCGAGGGGAAGCTGATCGCCAGCAAAGCCCTGTCGCAGTCGCGCACGCTCTCCGACGGCGAGTCCCTGGAGTGCACGTTCTACATCCGGTTCAGCGAGTAAGACGCGGGGCGTGAGGCGCAGCGTCCCGCCCCACGCCCGGAGGACCGGACATGGCCGCAGGCGCGGAGCAGGCCCTCGCTTACCCGCCGGGCGTCACGGCGCCCGAGGCACGCTACCGGTACGCCTACGCCGTCCTCGAGGCCCTCCGCCTGAAGCACAACGAACGGGCCGGCGACCGTTCCCCCGAAGCCCGCCATCACCGCGCGCTCTGCCTGGAGCAGGTCCACCGGGTCGTGCGCGACATCCTCGAGACGCGCCCGCAGGTCCGCACCCCCGCCTGGGAGCCAACCGAGGAAGAGCGCGTGGACCCGCTGCGGGGGCGGTTGAAGGGGGAAGGCAGGGCCGAAGGGGCGGCGCACGCCGACCGGTCCGCTCTCCTATGGGATGCCCTCCGCGTCGACCTGGACGCCGCCGGGATGCTTGCCGCCCCGCCCGATCCGCTGGAGGACTTCACCGGCTACGTCGAGGTCGACCCCAACAACAGCATAACGGTCTATCCGCACAAGCTCCAGATGTTCAAGCTCTGGAAGTGCGGGGACTCCTACGTCTACGCCGACAGGGGCGCGGGGCACTTCGGCCCGGCGTTCGCGCACACCCTCAAGGTTACGTCCCAGGGGAACCAGGGCGCGCCCGCGCAGGGCTGCTGCTGGGCGGTCTCCAACGTCGTGGACGACTGCCGGGGATGGGACCTGAACAACAACCAGGCGATCGGCGTCCAGATCAAGTACGACCATAACCTGGATGAATACCTGTTCCCGTTGGAGGAGTACGAGAACGACAGCGCCGACGAGTACGCCACGGGGACGGGCGCGAACACGACGTGGTACCTGACCAACGAGCGGACCGGAGACACGGCGTTCGAGTCCCGCTTCTACAGCGACGCGGACCGGACGGAGTTGCTCGACGTCCTCTCCGTCCCCGTCCCGGCCGGCAGGAGCTACAGGTACGTGTTCGGGGTCTGCTCCTACCACATCGGCGTCTGGAACTGGATAAGCTTCGACGTAGAAGACCTGGACCCGCACGAGCCCGTCCACGAGGACGCGGGGGCAGAGGTCCACGTCGAGGCCGGCGTTACGGACAGGCACCTGGTCGGCACGGAAGAGGCGGGCGCGGCCGTCGCCGTGCAGAGCGGCGGGACGGACCTGCACCTGGTCGGTTCCGAGGGCGAGGGGGCGGCGGTCCTGGTCGCCGTCGGCGCGACGGACAGGCATCTCGTCGGCATCGAGGACGAGGGAGAGGCGGTCGCCGCCGCCGTCGGCGGGACCGACGTGCACCTGGTCGGCGCGGAAGACGTCGGCGCAGTGGTCTTAGTCGTTACCGGCGGCATGGACGAGCTTCTGATAGGCACGGAAGACGGTGGCGCTGCGGTTGCCGTCGTCATCGGCGCATCAGACCTGTACCTGGTCGGTGTGGAAGGGCCGGGCGCGGTCGCCGCCGTCCTGGCCGGCGGGACGGACCTGCTCAAGGGCATTGAGCGCCTCGGCGTTATCGTCCATGTGCCGGCCGGAGGGACCGACGGGCTCGTCTACAAGGAGGACGTGGGAACGGTCCTGATGGCGGCGACCGGCGGCGCCGCGCTCCACTGCATGGCGGTCTCGCTGCGCGTCCCGGAGAGCGGGCAGCGCGAGCTGGTCTGGCCGCAGGGCGGCGCCGGGGCCGGGGCGGAGTACACGGTCGTGATTGACGGCGCGATTGCATACCATACGACTGGTCTTGCCGTGCGGCTGCCGGAATCGCAGACGGTCAGGCAGATCCTCCAGGTCCTGGCCGATGTCGGCATGGAGGAGGACGAGCTCCTCGGCTGGCTGTGGACGCCCATGGACGTCGTGCGCTGCAGCTGGACCGAGTCGCCGACGGCGCGCATCTACCGGCTACACCGCAAGCCGGGCGGCGGCGAATACGAGCTGATCGCCGAGCTGCTCGGGCTGTCCTACGATGACGGGCCGCTCCGGGACGAGACCTACACCTACCAGGTCCGGGCTGTCGATGAGGAAGGCGACGAGGGGATCTCGACCGAGCAGTCGGAGACGGTCGCCAGCGCTCCGGAGCCGCCGAGCAGCATTGCGTGGCAGTTCGACCCGGAGACCGGCACCCTCACCATCTCCTGGCAGGCCTCGCCCAGCCTGGACGTGGCCAGCTACCGCGTCCGGAGCTCCGCCGGCGCCGACAGCCTGGATCTCGCTTCCGAGCCAGTCCAGGACTCGGCCGAGACCAGCTACGAGCAGGTCTTCACGGACGAGGACGGCGTCTGGATTTTCCTGGTGCGCGCCGTGGACGGGGCTGGGAACGAGGAGGGCAACATCCGCCAGATCGTTGCCATCCCGTTCCAGGACGGCGCCCCCGCCGCCCGGCCTGCCGAGCCGCGCTGGGTCGAGGCGCGCGCCATCGAGAACGGCAAGATCAATCTCGAATGGCTCTACGACCCCCGCTACGAGGAGAACGGCCCAGGCGCCGCGTACGAAGCCCGCATCTACTGGGACGCCGGCACTGGCGCGGTAGACTATGGCCTGCCCCTCGATACGGTGCTGATGGATCGCCCCACGGCTCCCGCCCGCTACACGTGGCAATCCGGCCCTCTTACCGACGGCCAGACCTACCGTTTCACCATCCGCATCGCCACCGCCCTCTGGCCCTCGGGCATCAAGACCCAGAACACTGACGAGCACGCAGCCACAGCGGACTCATCTGTTCCCGCGACTCCTGTCTTGGTCGTTGAGACCGTGTGACAAGGGCCAGAGCGATGATCAGCGAGTCGAGCAAGTCGGCGGGCCAATGCCTTGTGCATCTGTTCGGGCAGGAGATCACTGTCACTTCTCGGCTTGACAAGACGGACGCGTTTCTTATACTTTCACTGACTATGAATGACTCTTCATCGCCCGCTCGTGTGGTTCCGTGGGAAGGACCATAGGCCATGAGCAGCGAAGAACGCTGGGTCGACGCAGCAGAGGTGGCAAAGCACATCGGTGTCCGGAAGGAGTCAGTCTATCGGTGGATCGACAGGAAGGGCTTTCCTGCTCACCGCGCTGGTCGCCTTCTGCGCTTCAAGCTCTCAGAGGTCGACGAGTGGGTGAGAGGTGGCGCGGCCGATCCAGGCGGCGCTCAGAACGGTGATAGCAGTCTACCAGTCGATGGCAACGCAGAGCAAAAGCGGTAAGGCTGTAGCATGGCAAGCCGAGTTATTCACAGACGTCTTCAGAAGCTCACCGCGGATAGCCCCATCAGCGCCGTGGACATCTTCTGCGGCGCAGGAGGGTTAACGCACGGTCTTCTGCAGGCTGGCATCAAGGTCGAGGCTGGAATCGACCTCGACGAACAGATGAAGCACGCCTATGAGAAGAACAATCCGGACGTGAAATTCCTCCACTGGGACGTGGCTCGTAAGAACTACACCAGCATCAAGAAGCTGTTCGATCCGGACAAGTACAGACTGCTCGCCGGATGCGCTCCCTGTCAGCCTTTCTCAAAGCTGACCAACGGTGCGAAGAAGCACGGTGCCTGGGACTTGTTGGACAACTTCGGCCGGTTCGTGACCGGCATCGTCCCCGAGCTGGTAACCATGGAGAACGTTCCCGAGTTGGTGGACCGTGGGCGTGAGGTATTTGGTCGGTTCGTCCGCACGCTTGAGAAGCTCAACTACCACGTCGATTGGCGGATCGTCCAGTGTCCCGAATACGGTGTTCCCCAATCCCGCAGGCGCCTGGTGCTGCTCGCGTCGCAGCTCGGGGAGATCACGATCCCCGAGGGGCGCTATCGCTATCCGAGCCAGTGGAGAACGGTCCGCAAGACCATCGGGAAACTGCCTCCGCTGGAAACGGGGGAAGAGGATTCGTCCGATCCCATGCATGCGGCCTCGCAGCTGTCCCCGATGAATCTCAAACGCATTCGCGCTACGGCGCGTGACGGTGGGACGAGGCATGATTGGCCTGACGAACTGGTTCTGGATTGCCATCGGAAGGAATCGGGGAAGAGCTACTTCTCCATTTACGGGCGGATGTGGTGGGATCGGCCCGCTCCTACGATGACGACGCTCTGCACGGGCATAGGCAACGGGCGATTCGGCCATCCGGAACAGGACCGGTCGATCACGCTCCGCGAGGCGGCGCTATTCCAGTCGTTTCCACGCAGTTACGAGTTCTGGCCATCCAATGAGAGGCTTAACCGTAAGGCGGTCGGGCGAATGATCGGCAATGCGGTTCCGCCGAAGCTGGCGAAGGAACTCGGTCGCGCGATCATGGAACATGTGGCGTCTCGGAGCACTCTGGCTGGCGTCAACGAACGGCAGGAGGTCGCTTGAGCGGAAGCATTGTGGTGAGCAAGAAATCCGATAGGACGATGCGGAAGCCGCTCACACGATCCGAGATCATGCGCCGGGTGAAGAGCAAGGACTCCGGAGCGGAACGGGCGCTTCGGTCGGCTCTGCATGCTGAAGGATTGCGGTTCAGACTCCACCGTCGCGTCGAAGGAGTCACCGTGGACATCGTCTTCCCTTGGCCGAAGGTCGCTGTGTTGGTCGACGGATGCTTCTGGCACGGGTGTCCGAAGCATGCGACGTACCCCAAGTCGAACCAGGACTACTGGCTGCCCAAGCTCGCCGAGAACAAGGACCGCGACAAACGGCAGTCCGCCCGCCTGCGGAAGGCCGGATGGCGAGTAATCCGGGTTTGGGAGCATGACTGCCTGCCCCCCACGCCACGAATCATCGCTCGTATCGTCGAGGCCTGTCGCGGTGGAGGAATACACCGATGACCGTCGCTCCTCCCGAACTGGGCCAGCTCGTCGAAGTCCGTCGGAGGCAATGGGTGGTCACGGACGTCCGATCCTCCGGATTAGCCCGGGCAAACGGCTTCACGCCTCAGCACCTCGTCACGCTCGCATCCCTGGACGAGGATGCGCTGAATGAGTCCCTCTCAGCGGTGTGGGAACTTGAGCCTGGCGCTCGCATACTCGAAACGGCAGGTCTTCCCAGCGTCGGAGGGCGGGACTCTTGCGAACGCCTCGAGGCCTTTCTCGACGCCATCCGCTGGGGAGCTGCCACGAATGCCGACCGCTCGCTGCTTCAAGCGCCTTTCCGAAGCGGCGTCGAGATCGAGGACTTCCAACTTGATCCTCTCGTCCGCGCTGTAGATATGGCCCGCGCCAATCTCCTGATCGCCGACGACGTGGGCCTCGGCAAGACCATCGAGGCTGGTCTGGTGATACAGGAACTCCTGGTGCGCCACCGAGTCCGCTCGGTGTTCATCGTCTGTCCGGCTTCGCTGCAGGTGAAATGGCAGACCGAGATGCACGAGAAGTTCGGGCTCGAATTCCGCATCGTCGACACCGATTACTTGAAGCGCCTGCGCCGGGAGCGCGGGCTCCATGGGAATCCGTGGACCAGTTTTCCGCGTCTGATCGCCTCCATAGACTGGATGAAGAGCGGCGAGGGTCTGCGCCTCATGAAGGATGCCCTACCGCCGCATGTCACCTACCCGCGCAAGTTCGACATCCTGGTCGTCGACGAGGCTCACAATGCGGCGCCCTCGGCCGCCAGCCGCTACGCGATGCCGAGCCAACGCACGCGCCTGATCCGGACGCTCGCCCCGCACTTCGAGCACCGGCTCTTCCTGACCGCTACGCCGCACAACGGCTACCAGGAGTCGTTCACTTCACTGCTCGAGCTGCTCGACGATCAGCGTTTCGCGCGCGGAGTCATGCCCGATGAGAAGCAGTTGCATCGGATCATGGTTCGGCGCATGAAAGCCGACATCGTGGACGAGAATGGTGATCCGATCTACCCGAAGCGAGAACTGCTGGCCCTGGAGGTCGGCTATACGGCTGAAGAGCGTGAGATTCATCATCTCCTCAAGGAATACACCGAGAGTCGCGCCGAAACGGTCGCGGGCACATCCGCTGCATTCGGGACCAATTTCATTCACAAGCTCCTCAAGAAGCGCCTGTTCTCGTCGCCGATGGCATTCGCCCTCACGCTGACCAAGCATCGACAGACCCTCGCGCGTGTCGGCTCCAGGCGAGAGAGACGTGCGTTGAAGGAGCGAATCCTCCGCAAGGCGATCCTTCGCACGGAGGAGGATTACGCGGATGACGCCCAAGTCGAGGAGGCCCAGGCCGAGGCCATCGAAGCGGCGAGCGAGCTCTCGGCTCCGTTGGCCGATGTCCAGCGTGCCATGCTCGACCGCCTCGCCTCATGGGCGGAGACCGCCAAGAACCGGGCGGATTCCAAGGCGGAAGCCATTCTGGATTGGCTGGCGGCCCACCTGAAAACGGACGGCGAATGGAACGACAAACGGGTCATCTTGTTCACCGAGTATCGGGCCACCCATTCCTGGCTGCTGGAGATACTCGCTTCCAAGAGGTGGGGCGGCAAGCGCCTGATGGCGCTTCTTGGCGGGATGGACCGGGACGACCGCGAGAGGATCAAGGCGGCCTTCCAGGCCAACCCGGACGTCTCGCCCGTCCGCATCCTTCTCGCCACCGACGCGGCTTCCGAGGGGATCGACCTGCAGAACCACTGCAACTACCTGATCCACATAGAGATACCGTGGAACCCCAATGTAATGGAGCAACGCAACGGTCGCATCGACCGCCACGGCCAGAAGGCGAAGACCGTCTACATCTGGCACCCTGTGGGCAAAGGACTGAAGGTCGGGGCAGCCGCGCCGGATGCCAAGCCGGGCGACCTCGATGGCGACCATGAGTTCCTCATGCGCGCCGTCCGCAAGGTGGACAACATCCGCCAAGACCTCGGGTGCGTCGGTCCCGTCATCGCGCAGCAGATCGAAGAGGCCATGCTGGGCAGGCGGATCAAGATGGATACGCGTGATGCCGAAGCCAAGGCATCCAAGGTCCGACGTTTTGTCGCCGCCGAACGCCGACTGCAGGAGCGCGTTGCTCGTCTTCACGAGCGGCTTCTGGAAGCCCGCGACAGATTCCATCTGACCCCGGATTACGTCCACCGAGCGGTCTCCGTCGCCCTTAACATCGCCGGGAAGCCGCCGCTCGAATCGACCGGTCTCTCCGGCGTGTCGGATGCCCAGGCATTCGATGTGCCTCTCCTCACAGGTTCCTGGGCCCAAGCGACTCGCGGACTGGAGCACCCTCATACGGGGACGCGTCGGCCTATCACTTTCGACCATGCCGTGGCTCAGGGTCGCGACGATGTGGTCCTGGCCCATCTGCATCATCCTCTGGTGCAGATGTCGCTTCGCTTGTTGCGGGCAGAAGTGTGGGCGCACGAGGACCGTAAGAAGCTCGAACGCGTGGCGGTGCGCTCGATGCCGAGAGCGGTCTCGGAGGAGCCGGTCGTGATCGTATGGTCGCGCCTCGTCATCACGGGCGGCGGCCATCACAGGTTGCACGAGGAATTGACGATGGCTGGCGGCGAGCTGAAGGTCGCAGGCTTCGCCCGCATTCGCACCTTGGCAAGATTGGAAGAAGTGCTGAACGCGAGCGTGCCAGCGGAACCGACCGAGAAGACTTTCAACGCGCTCCAGAAACGGTTCGCGGAACAGGAATCGTCGATCCTCAACGCAGTCGAGGCGCGCTCACGAGAACGTCTGCAGTTCCTGACCAACACCCTCGACCGTCGCCGCAAGGCCGAGGAATCGGATCTGGCGCAGGTGCTTGAAGATCTGGCCGTCATGATACGCAAGGAACTGGCGGAATCTGGCAAGGCCGTCCAGCTCGAGCTGTGGCCAGCGGATCAGCGTGAACAGCTCAGGCGCGATATCGAAGCCTTGCGTCTGCGGCTTGAGCGCATTCCCGAGGAACGCAATAGAGAGATCAATGCCCTCCGGAAACGGTACGCCGACCCCGTCGAGAGGACGTTCCCGGTGGCCGTCCAGTTCCTCGTACCTGACGACTTCCAGGAGGGCCAGTGATCCATGGCTCGTGTCTTGGAACAAGTGCAATGGCTCTCGCTGGTCGATATCTCCGGCCCATTCCTCGCCGCATCGGTCCTCAATGATGTCTTTCCCCAGGGGTTGGACAAGATCGAAACGCCTCGCCGCCAACGGCTGCGCGCCGCCTATGACGAATGGCGCGACGCGGTGGACGAGGACGATCCGGAACTCGACGCACTGCACGTTGCCTGGACGCGCATGGTCATACAGGAGGCCCTGGAATACGAAGACGAGGTCCTCGTTCCTCGCAAGCGTCTCGACGGGAAGGTCGTCTATCGAGCGCCCGAGCATGGCGTGGAGATGGCTCCCGACTTCGCCGTACACGCGGACGACGGCAAGCCGCACCTGCTCATCGCCATCCATCCGCCGGAGACCGACCTGGAGAAAGCGTTGCCCGCCGACCGCTGGCCCGCGTCGCCCGCCGAGCGCATGACGCTGCTCTGCCGCGCAACCGAGGTGCGTATCGGGTTGGTGACCAATGGGGAACAATGGATGCTGGTCAACGCCCCGATCGGCAGCACGTCCGGTTATACGTCATGGTTCGCCCGCCTCTGGAAGCAGGAGCCCATAACCCTGAAGGCCTTCGTGTCGCTGCTGGGCGTGCGCCGTTGCTTCGGCCCCCCTGAGGATGCCCTCGACCAGCTTCTGGAACGCTCCATCGAATTCCAGGAGGAGGTAACCGATACCCTCGGCGAGCAGGTCCGCCGCGCGGTAGAAGTGCTGCTCCAGGCGCTCGGGCGTGCCGACCAGGATCGCAACGGCCAACTGCTGAAGGATGTCCGCCCGGCGGAGCTCTACGAGGCAGGGCTGACCGTCATGATGCGGCTGGTCTTCATCCTCTGCGCCGAGGAGCGTGGACTCCTCCTACTCGGCGATCCTGTTTATGACCAGCATTATGCCATCTCTACCCTCCGCGCCTGGCTGCGCGAGGAGGAATCCCAACATGGCCCCGAGGTCCTGGAGCGTCGGCACGACGCGTGGTCGCGGATGCTGGCGGTCTTCCGGGCGGTCTACGGCGGCGTCGAGCACGAGGCCCTTCGCATGCCCGCCCTCGGGGGGTCGCTTTTCGATCCCGACCGCTTTCCCTTCCTCGAAGGGCGGGCCAAGGGCACGTCCTGGCGTGAGGAACCGGCCGTACCGCTGCCTATCGACAATCGCACGGTGCTCCTGCTCCTCACGGCGCTCCAGTTGCTGGAGCAGCGCGGCGGCGCGCAGCTTCTGTCCTACCGCGCCCTTGATGTGGAACAGATCGGCCACGTCTACGAGGGCCTGCTCGAATACACCGTGGCCAGGCTGCCCGAAGTCACCTTGGGCCTCGTCGGGTC